AGCATCTGCAGGCGCTGGTCCTTCTCTACATTGGTCTTCTTGATGTACTCTTTTTTGGCTTTCCGACGGGCACGGCGTGCCTCCCGAATCGGACTGTCGTAGTCGCCATCGGCGCTTTCGTCATCCGCATCGTCGTCTGCCTCTTGTGATCCACCTGCCGCGGCACTTACCGGCTCGTCATCGTCATCATCAACCTCATCGGCCGGCATAGTGATAATGACGCCACCGTCCTTGTCTTCCCGATATTCCAACTCGGTTTCTTTTGTATCTGTACTCATAACTCCTCCTTAGAGAAAGGCACGCATAGCCATCGGGTCACCCGTTAGCTTTGCGATAACTTCATGGTCGTTAAGGATCATGAAAAGCGCAGGATCTTCGTAATCGTCATCCCCAGGCACCTTCACTTCCCATCTGTCGCCGCCCCATTTCGGGACGCGGATGTAGTCGCCTACCTGAATCCAAGTGCCTTCAGGCCAGTACTCCATCGTGTCGCGGTTCTTATAGGCCAATGGGCCTAGCGCAACCACCACCGCTACCATGTTGTTCCACTTTTCGGTTTCCTTCGTCTCTTCGACTAGGATAATTCCCGCGCTCGTCGCCTTTTTGTGTGTACGCCGCAACTGAACTAAGATGCGACCTCCAAGGGGTTGTGCACCGGGATCCACGCTCGGAAATGCCCAAGCTAACTCAGCGTTATCACACGCTACCGGTTCATTCATTTTCATTATCTTCCTTTAGCAAATCGTTAAGAATATTCAAGGCATCACTCAACCCTAGATTCTGCCCGACCATCCTCTGATAAGACTCCCAGTTCACTGCATTACCAGCAGCGAGGGACACAGCAATTTCCTGCTGTTTAGCCTCGATCAGACCAATGAAGTCAGAGATAGTGTTCATTTACTTTTCGTCTGTGGCAGGCCTCCTGAGGATTTTTGGGCTGAGCTACCGCCTTTTGGTTGAAGGGACGTGCCGTCAAGCTTCTCGCCCATTGCGATGCGCTTGTGCTGCGGTACGTTGATGCCTTTTTGCTCTTGATCACTCGTTGCCATAATTGCCTCCTGAGGGGATTAAAGATAAAACGGTCTTGTCTTGCTCGTGAGAGAGCTTGGCAGCATCCCGCGTTAAACGGGCCGTCTCGATGCGTTCTTTCATATCCTGGTCGTTGGTCGCAATGGCCAACTTCAACTGCTGATCCTCCATTGCAATGTCGAAGTCCTGCTTCATCTTCGCCATAGTCTCCTGAGCCTTCGTAGCGGCCTTCTGCGCCTCTAACGACATCTCGGCCTTGTCCCGCTCTGCACGACGCTGCGTCTCGGCCATAGAGGTGTCCAGAAGGACCTTGGTGTCCGGCGACATTGGCGGCTGAGGACGGTACTTCTCGGCCATCTGGGTGATCTGCTGGATAACCGGCATAATCCCCGACAAGGTCTGCTGCGTGTCTATGTCTACGTGCTGAGACGCGGCACCAAACAGTTTGTCCACCATCTTGGGATCCTTTAGGAGCTCGTACTCGGCCATCTTCTTGCCTAGTGACTGCTCCACGTAGCCGTTCATGCGGTTCAGGTACCAGAGCACAATATGCTGCTTGACGTGCTCCATGACTTTAGGCACGAAAGCCGGGGCAATCAACGGATTGGCGCCCAGTACCGGGTTCTTTGCGAAGTCCAAGTGCGCCTGGATGTGGCCAAGGTGGTCCTGCTCAGGGTAGGCCGCGGCCATCTGGCCAATTGCCATCGCCACGTTCTCGTTAGCGGCGTCAATCTTGACCGGCGACGGGGTATCAACCATCAGCTCGTTAACGCCAGGCACCTTGATCTGTTTTAGGAAGCGCTCAATGACCACCTTGCGGTTAAACAGGTCAGGGTTCTTCTCCATGACCGCCATAACCGCCTGCGTCTGCGCCATCCGCTGCGTTTCGCTGAAGATATGCGGGTCCGAGACAGGGATAACATCCGTAATGCGGGCAAAGTCCTCGCGCTTGATGTCCAGATCTTCAACCATCTCGCCACGACGCATATCGTCGAGGTACCAGCGGTTAATTCGGGACAGAATCCGCAAGACACGGCCCTGAGACGTATGCATACGGGCGTGAATGCTCGAAAATACGACCGCGCCCTGCTCAATTAACGCCTGGGTCGTGCCAACAGGCGTGTTTGAGTTAACGTCGGCAATCTTTTCCTCTGCCGTGGTCACTACACCCTTGGCTGCGTTGTTCAGCCAGCCTAAAAGCTCGAAAAGTACCGGGCTTGGCGGGTTAAACGGTAGCGGCATGGCCACCTTACGGATGTCGTCAACGCCAGGGGCAGCCTCAATCTCCGTTACCTGCGTGATTTCGATGTTCTGCGACTGGCCAGAGATCTTCGATCCCTTCAATTTCAACGCAGTCAGCGAATTATTGGTATGTGCGGTGTCTAAAAGTGCCCTCAAGGCACCCGTCAAGGCTGCAGATAAGCCGCCAATTAGGTGCGGCAGGCCAATTGCATAGGCGCCACGCCAGGGGATGAACTTAAACTCAACGATCCAGTCCAACTTCGACATGGTCTCGTCGCCCTCTTCCCAGTTACGGTACAGGCCGATGACCTCATTGTCGAACTCATCGATCATCAGGATGTACGGGGCGCTCTCACCCTTCGAGTACTTGTCCTCTTCGAGCTCTAGCCAGGTATAGATGTGGTAAACCCGGCGCACGCCATCCTCATTGTCGCCGGCAGTAATACCTTCAACCTTGTCGTTGGCCTTCTTAGGCTTCGTTGGTTCAGGCTCAGCAGTGGCGCGGATAAAGTCGATGTCGCGGTACAGGCCAGACTTGATACGGGACTTGAACTCCATCTCCGTAATGTCCTGGATCTCGGTTACACGCTGGGCAGTATAGAAGTTAGCCGCGGCAAACGGCAGCAGGACGTTGTCGATTGGCAGGAACTCAGTACATGGACGGCGTTTCTTCTCGTCGTACCACATCTTCAGGTACTGGGAGCCGCCTAACGGGAGCTGCGTACAAAGCTGCTCCTCCTCGTCGCGGAACTCCTCAATCTGTTCCGTGAGCTGCCAGTTCATAAAGTCGCGCTTACGCTCAGCGATCTCTATCTTTTCCTTGTCTACCTCGCCGAGGATCTTAGTCCGGGTCGGACCGTCAGGCGGGAACATCTCCTTAATTGCCCGTGAGGCGAAGTCGACGCAGGCCTCAGCCATCACAGGATGGACAACCTTAGAGGCGCCCTGGAACTGCGCACCACCTGGGGCGTCGTTACCTAATCCGGTGCGCTTGATGCCCTCCTCATACTGCTCATCGCGCTTCTTACGGGCTTCTTTATCGTTATCGATAAGCTTGATGTAGCGCATAGCCATCGTGGACACGTCAAAGTCGAAGTCCTCGCTATCTGACAGGTTCTGATAGAAGTCCTCGTTCTCGCGTGGCCCCTTTGTGTCCATTGTCACAATGACGGATCCGTCAGGAAGCTCCTCAATGTCCTCATCGTTAATATCAAGCTCAACCTCAACGCCCTCTTCATCCTCTTCGCCTTGTGGCGCCTCAGACATAGGATCTACGAATCGGTCAAACGCTGGGTCGATTGGAAATTCTTGTGCCATAGTTTAATCCTGTGTTACATTAATGATTCCGACCACTACCCTTAGGGAGGGCATCATGGACAATGAAAAACGTTGTGCAGTAGTTTCAGGCTTTGAAAACGACGGAGAATTTCTTGTTGTCGAATACACGCAAGAAGACGGCCAGCGCGTCAAAGCTGGTTTTGAACGCGTACTTTGGATACGCGGGTCGAAAGAAGTAAACGAAGAGACCAAAGCTATCCTCGCCCGTGGGCCTGAGTTCGTGATAAGTGGGCAAGGCCGCCCTTACGCTTCTCTTGCTCAGCAGGCAAAGCCTCGCCGGCAGCCAAAGCCGCGATCAAGCCAGGAACCCCCTTGTCACGAATGATTCGTAACGCATTCATTAGGTCTTCACGCGTCGGCATTTTCTTGCTTTTTGATACAGACTGATAAATCTCTAGTAACTCAGGAGATATTTCTTGCATGCCGGCAGACAAGCCTTGTTTTTCTGGCGCCCTCAGTCCACCGTAAATATCTAAGAATTGACGGGTCGCAGCACCGGACCCCTCTTTCTGTTCCCAGGCAGGACCATAATCTACGTAGTCACCCGTCTGAGTAGCTCTTCGTGCGTCCTTGCTGCCCATTAAGGCAGATAACTGTTTAGCATCCTTAACGGCTGGAATGTCGCCCCAATTTAAGACTGATACGCCGGCGCCCGTATCCGCTAAGTCGTACTCGCCACCAAGTAATGCCGACGTTAATCCCATTTTTTCTGGGTCGGCTTTCTTTTCTAATGGCAAAACAAGGCTGCCTCCCTCTTCGTCTGGCATCATTGCATGCCACGGCGAACCCCTTTGTGCCGTCATGTACCCGCGGCCAGCCTCGGCCCCAGTTAACTGCCTTTGAATATTCCCAGGTATTTCTAGGGCGCCAGTTTTTGTATTTGGAATCAATCGCACTTCAACGCCAGACGCAAAACCTGGGCTGATCTCCATCGGCTGCCGACTTACGTCTGGGGCTTTTAATGTTCCTTGGTAAGGGATGTCACCAGAAGGCCGGAAAGCACCCGTCATCGGGCGAGTGGCTATGGGCTTTAACCCTACCGACTGTTGCATGATATCCAGCCCCTGAGGGTCTCTAAAGGCCGAGGACACGCGACTAGAGAAGTTAGAACGGGAGCCAAAGGGAGCGTCGATTAGGTCTTCCATATGTCCAGTCCCACGGCCTGGCACATATTCATGCGTGCTATACGCAAAGGCTGACTCGGGCGGGATAATCTCGCCGGTTTCCTTGTTTATCTTTACGCCAGGGAATACACGTCCCCGGCTTTCCATGCCACGTAAATCACGCAAGCTTTCAAGCCGCTTCGCTGCGTTTTCTAAATCACGCTGCTCACCGAGCGATAAACTTTGCGTCTTCGAGGAAAACGGCGTTGGCTTGAGGCCAGCCAATTGCTCCCCATATCCAGCTTCCCCTAATATGCTCCCGTACTTACCTTCGCCGAGTAACGTAGCAAAATCTGGCGTACCGCGGATTACATCCGGTGTTAACAGCCCACGCTGGAGGATCTCCCTTGCAGGCAAGCCCGTTGCCCTCTGCATCTCATACAATGGCATAAAGGTGGACCAGGTAGTCTCTTGGGCCTCGGATGGATACATCCCGGCTTTTTGACCTGCTTCCCGTGTTCGGGCAGACGCACCAATGTATCCAGGGGATAGACCTGGGTCGCCTTTTAATAATTGAATTGCCGATGGGGATCCAGAAAATAGGCCTTGGTCAACGCCCATGCCCGATGCCATCCACGCATCGTTAGTTACCTTGTATACGTCATCGGTAAGATTTTTATAAAACGAATCCACCTTTGGCCCAGATAGCGTTACCTTTGTTGGGTCTCGCGCCGTTAATGCCCGGACGGAATTGTTAGCCCATGCCTCAAGCACAGACTCCTCACCTTTAGTACCGGCGACCGATGCACCCATTATTTTGCGAATTTCACTAGGATCAACCGGCCGGCCAGCAGCAGTCCAGTTCTTCCAGGTGTTCAATGTGTTCAACAGATTCATCTCTACGGATGTCTGCGGCGACATGGCGGCCAACAATGACGCAAAGCGGGGTGCGTCCTGTACGCCAAAAACATCAATCAAAGCCTGCGTTGATGCGCGATACCAACCACGCTTGGGCTCACCGGCCTTTGCGACGCTGGCCAATTCCTTGGCAGATGGCAATACGTTTAACAGCCGATCCATTTTGCGAATACTGTCTGGATCCGCTAATATTTTCCCGAGCTCCATCGGCGTCATAAACTTTGTCGCATCATAAACATCAGGCGACGTCTGGCGCACTCGTTCTAATTTCTCTTTCTCAACGTCGGTTAATTGCTCCTTCTGCTGCTTCCTGAGCTCTTTGCTAGTCTCGCCACGGACCGGTTCTTTCGTCGGAGCTAAGGCGCCCTTCAACTCTCTAGCCTTAGGCGCCCCACCCTCAGGAGCTACCCCCATCATCATGCCGGACCGCTTCATCTCTTTTTCAAGCAGATTGGCCATAGCAGGACCAAGCGCTTTAGATCCAGCCTTGAGAGCTTGGGGCAATGCGTTCACCGGCAGTGGCACAAAGCCGCCTAACTCCTGGCTGACTTTGCCTGTCTGAGTCGTTGGGGCAAACGGCAGGTTTTCTTTAAAGTACTCCGAGCCATACGGTATCTGGTAAGACTCGCCAGTCATAAGCTTAGGGAGATCAAACATGTTGATAATATCTGCCGGGCCACCAGCAAATGTTGACACCGCACCACGCGCAGCGCCGCCTAAGGTTTCCGCTAAGCCACGCATGGCACCAGGGATCATGTCATCTTTTTTTACCTTCGTGCCTGCCCGTGTCCGAGCTTCGCCACCGGTCTTCATGCTCATTGGGCTCACAAACGGGGCCACGTCAGCAAGTCCGAATCCCTTAGGGCCAGACACCTCACCGCCCTTGGCCATGTTAGGCAGGTGGTTCCCAGCTCGATACCAATCGCGTAAGTCCATCGTCAGCTCCACATAGTAAGTCTGTCAATTATCATGGGGTCTCCGTTAACCGTCTACCGACTATGCGGCGTAGGGGTTAACACGCGTCGTCATCATGCCCGAGTCGATCAGGTCCTCTTCATCATAGTCATCCCGCGGCGGTGCGTCGATCTCTAGCCAGCCGGCGTCACGCAGGTAGCGTAAAGCCTGGGTACACGCGTCCACATAATCGTCGTGCGTGGCCTCTGGGAAGCTGCAGATCTGGCTGACAAACCCCTCTGCCCAGTCGCGCACGAAGCCCTTACGGACGCCGCTCTCAGGGATCCAGACACGGCCCCTAGCTATAATGTTGGAGACAATGTTGAGACGCTGCATCTTGTCAGCGCGGCCAGGGTTGTAGGCTCGGACCGGCAGGTGAGCTCGTTGCAGGTCCTGTATAAGACTGATGCCGGCGCTCTTGTCCTCAACTAGGATCAGGTCAACCCGCTTCTTTTCCTTGCCCTCACCGAAGATCGTGTCGTACTCATCAATGACCTTCGGGCGCAGGTCTGGGTACTGCAGCCGGTCCTGCCAGGCGTCGATTACCATCACGGACATTGGACCGTCCAGCGGTTTAAACATGCCGAACGTTATGCAGGCCGTCGGGTCGTTGACCGTCTTCTCCGTGTAGGCGCAGTCGTAAGATTGAATGATGTACTCAAATTTGGGGAACTCCCTGCCGTTTGGCCAGAGCTTGAACATCTCCCGCTTGACGATGCCAGACTCCTCTGGATCCAAGATCTCGGCGTAGATCTCCTGCCGACCAAGCTTCGTCCCCTCGTACTGCATGATCTGCTTCTGGAAGTTACTCGACAGGTTCGCTATGTTGTCGTAGGTCGATGCCGTTGTAACAACAACGTCGTCACCGTCACGGCCAATCAAGTCGATGATCAAGTCCTTCGGCCGCGGGGTCGTCGTGCAGATCAGCCTGGTATGCTTACCGAGTCGGACGCTAAAGTTGATCTGATCCCAGGCAGCGTCGAGGTAATCCCAGGCCGCCAGCTCGTCGCACCATCCACCGTGGAACTGCGGACCGCGGAAGCGCTCAGGCTCACTCGCCGGGATCCCCTTGATGAGGGATCCGTTAGTCAACGTGATCTCGTGGAAGGCGCGGTTATAGTCTTTAATCAGGATCGGAGGGATCACCGACATCAAGCCGCTATCCCCCTCAAAGCAGGTAGCCCTGACGTCAGCGCTCGTAGGCGCCCCGACTAGCCAGCGGGTGTTAGGTTCGGTCCAGGCCCACCAGGCCAGCTGCTCAGCCGCCGTGCGGGTCTTGCCGGCACCTCTCCCCGCCAATAAAAGCCAAACACTCCACCAGTCGCCGCTAGGTAATATCTGATGCCTGTGCGCCTTAGATAGCCACTGCATCCTCCAACCGTAAGCCGCCCGTTGTGCCGGGGGCATTGCCATGAACTGACGACGAACCGTCTCGTCTTTCAGTATCTCGGCCAAGTCACTCATTTTTTCGGCTTCTGCAATTGCTTCTGTAGCGCTAGGTTCTCAAGCACGCTATCGAAAACCTCAGTCCCCACCGTCACCGCTAATGGGTTATCCTTGTCACCACCGACCTTGAGGGCCTCGCCATACTTCTTCGGCTTGAGCTTGCTGGCTACCCATTTCCTGGCGTCAACGCGGTTCCGCTGCCAGGTTACCCAGCCAGAATCGGTGCGGCTAATCCCCTTCTCATCAGTAACAGAGTCGGGCGTCTCGTCAGCAATAGCTAGGATCTCATCAGCTAATGTGTCAGCCTGCTCCTCCCGTGCACGCGTATATTGCTCCGAGAAATCTGGCTTTTGTAGCAACCACAGGTACACCGAGCTTTGCGTCGGCATCCCCTCGTCCTTCGTAATGCTACGCAATGACTCGCCGTTACTGATTCTAATTAGGATACTCGCAGCTAGTTCAGCGTTGTATATGCTGGGTCTTCCCATCTTGGCCATAGTGTGCTCCTTTGGTCGCAGTGTACTTACGCTTCTGGGGCTTGTCTATCTTCTATCCCGTGATAGGACTCGATAGCTCTAGCGAAGATGATGGGGAATATTTCTGGCGGGTAAGCTGCGAAGGTCTTCCAGGCTTCCATTGCGGCTATGTCGTATAGCTCTTGGATTTGGTCTTCGGTTAACGGTTTCATCTCTTTCCCCGGTGAAGGTAATCGTTTGTGCCTTATAGGCTTTTTGAGGGTGTCGCTTGGTGAATCCTTAGAGCAAAGCAAGCCCATACCGTAATGAAACGGACTCGCTTTTCTGTCGCCCGGAGCCATCCCCGTCGCACAGCATCCCAGACTATTCTCAACCACCCGGCTCTAGGATTCGCCCACCGTCTCTGCTCTGGCTTGCTCGTGTAGCAGAGTAGTACCAAGACACCACCGACGTACCGCATGTCTATCGGCAGCCATACTAACGAAAAAGCCCTGCGAAAACGGCTTTAGGCTAGGTTGGCCGCATATGAGGCGTGTACAGGCACGATTCTCACAGCTTTGACGAAGCCGCCTTCGCAGGGCGCTCTCGTTCCTGTAAACTACTGCTCGGCACCACCCGTAGCAGATATGTGAATATTAATACGCCCAGACTAATACTGTCAAGTCCCCCGTCTTTCCGGGGTGTCAGGCCTGGCGAAACCGACCAAGGCAAACTCCAGACCACCGGTAGCCTTCAAGGCTCCCTTGTAGGATGCCTTGTAGGTTAAAGTAGTGCAGCCAAGAGAAACAGTAGCACAATTGATATTGTTGCCACTACAACTTCCCACGGCTTAGGTTTCACATCCATCGTATGCCTCCTTCGATGCCTTGTCAATAAGCCCCCGAATCTCATCAATGCTAAGGTTCGTCGCGTCATAGATACTCAGAATGTGGGTAGGGTTAACGGTTACATTACGGCAACGGATCTTGCTAATAGTGGACCGTGACATGTCTAGCAGCTCCACCAGGTCCCGGTCGTCATCTGCCCAACGATTCTCAATCAAATGGTCCAGCAGGGCATGAGGTCTCATTCTTGGGAATCCCCCCGTAACTTCTGCGCCTGTAACGCCGCCACCCTCCTCTTGAGCCAATAGTTATAGGTGGTTTCCCCTGGAACATCTAACGCTTCTTCTATTGCAAAATGAACATTCCTTAAAAGTGTAATGAGCTGATCATGACGTAAAACTTGAAAATTAAACGAATCGCATGCGATTTGCTTTGCGTCAAACATTACCTCTTCCAATCCTTTGTACCAATCAGTCATGTCATGCCAGCCAAGGTACCCATACATATCATCCTCAGGCCCAACTACGTACCACCGCACGCTGCCATCTTTATGCGGGATCCCATCCTCTTCAGTCATCCAATCAGTCATATCGTTCATATGCTTTTCTCCTTGATATCGTAAAACCAATCATCCCCTGCTGACCACTTACGCGTACCGTCAACGGTCCAGAATTCCTTAGCTGCCTGGAAGTCTGGAAACTTAACGTCAGCCGGTATCAGGCTCTGGTCGTACCATAAGCACCGATTGTTCGGTTGGATAGCGAACTGGCCGTTCTCCAACCGGATGAAGTTAAAGCTCTTGTGCTCTTCAGCCTGTTCGGTAAAGCCTGTGTCGGCGTCCATCCCATCAGCGCAGAAGTCAACGGTAAACAGGTAGTTACCAAAATGCCACTGCTTGTCTTTACCAAGAAACTTGACGCCAAGGTTACGCAGGCCAATCTTTTCGCATACGGTGAACCGGTAGCCCATACAGTCCCATAGCTGTAAGGTGTCGATAGGCAGGTCACCGTGCTCTGCTTTCCATACGTAGGCGTGGATCGGCAGCTTGTCGTACAGGGCGCCGTAAGCAGGCAGCAGAGACTCGATGCGAAACACCTGGCCGCGTAGGGCCTTGATACTTACCCAGACAGCGGGCTCTAACTCGCCATGACCCTTCTCAAAGTTGTACAAGAACTCGCGTCTCACAAAACATTTTAAGGGAGGCAACGAGGCGACGATGTAGCTCATCCGTTCTTCTCCTTTAGCGCATTATCAATCCACTCATCTAGCAAGTCGTGCAACTGCTTACGGTGCATCCCCCCGACTGTGCTATCTATAGTCTTCAGCGGGTTTGTCAGGTCTATTGCAAACGCTTTTCCAGTTTTGACTTTGTACTCGTCATCCACTCTGGTGACTTCATAAACAAGCCCGTCCCGACAGATGCCGCATATATTCTTATCCACTGTTCTTCTCCTTTAGCTTGGCTTCGATGATGCGGCAGAAATCCCAAAAGTTTATATCTCCACCTTGCGCTGCTTGTTCAATCTCATCATCGGTCAGCCCCTGCCATTCGCGTTTAGGTTGCGCTAGTGCTGCGCGTAGTTTTAAAATCGCTTCAACGCAATCAATTCCATCTTCATCGCGCACATCAATAAGATTATCAAGCGCAAGCTGCATTACTTCTTTGTCAGTCATGAGTTCCTTCCCCTTATCTCAACCATAGCCTCGTCAAGGGCATTCTGAAGAACATCTTTCTCATCTTGCGTCATGGCCACCCCTCTTGCGCGGATAGCTGCGGCACAATCCTCTGCATCGGGCGGCCTAAAATCACTTTTATCTTCAGAGTCCAACCATTTGTTCCACATTTGAAAACACAACTTCGCACATTCTTCGCGCTCTTCTGCTGCAACGTCATACTCATAAGCAGTCCAATACGCCGCACCGTGCGCTTGACGCTGGCGCTCTGCTGTTAATACTAACGCTGTAAACAACTCTAGTGATTGCCATTGATCCTCTGTCGCGTCGCAGCCTAACGGCATAACCCCAGCGTCCTGGGCCCACTTAACAATGTTATTTCGCGTCATTCTTATCCCCCCTCATTCTGATTTCTTCTGCAGCAGACTCGAAGGCCGCCGCTACCGTCTCGCTGCACCACTTGGCTAGGTCTTCGCATAGCTTCGCGCAGGCCTCACGCTCAGCCTTAACGCTGGCATCAATTGCTAGTTGAATAATGTCAGTCATATTCAAAGTCATATAAAAAATGCATGAGCCAATCTGCAAAGGGGACGTTATCTACTTCCTTCTGAATTTTATCGCTTAACATTCTAATGACGGCGATGCCCTCCTTATCATAAATATGCCGTAATACCACTCGTATAGCGTCGTGATATACCCCGTTTTTTCCGTAATTGTCTTCAATTTCTTTATCGAGCGATTTAATTAACAACTCTAAACCGCGGATGTGCATATCGTTACAGGTTGTCATGATCTCTCCCACGAATAGCGTCAGCAATGTTCCCGTAAGCAACGCGCATCTGCTTACTTGGGGCGTAGTCAAAGTAATGGTCAGCCATCCGCGCACAATCATCCCGTTCAACCTCAACACCGACCTCAAACCCCTGGTTGTAGGCCTCCAGCCAGATCGTTGCCTGCTCTAGGCTGTACTCAGCAGGCGCGTCATCTAATGTTGCTCGTTTCATGCTGCCTCCCCGTTTCTGGCGTGCTCTAAGGCCGTTTTAAGGCTCTCTACGCCCTCCATGAACCCCTGATGGTAGAACGACTGCGAAAGGGCTAGAAGGCGCCCTAAGCGGATCTCGTCGGTCTCTGGATTAAAGCCAAGCTGTATGGCCTTCTTATAAACATCGTCCGGGCTAATGCTCATAGCTCCTCCACCGTGATCCGGTACTTCTTACCGTTCATGTCCGTCACTTCCAACGTCTTAGCGGTGCCCAAGAACTCGCCGTTCGGGCCCAGGTCGTAGCCAATCGGGCCAACCGTGTCGATGTGCGCTAAGTCGTCATGCGGCAGCAGGTTAGTCTTAATGATAGTAATAATGTAATCGCAGTAGGCCAGCATCTTAGTTCTCCCAAAGGTTAGCAATGATCATCTCTTCGATATCCGCGACCTTCTGGATATCCATCAGCTCTTCCAGCTCAGGCGCCGGCGTGCCGTCGAGGTGCAGCAAACCGAATTCGACTTCGGTGAAGCCGCGGTAGTCCATGTCGCTGTCTGTGCAGCTACGGTCCGCAGGTTGATGGTGGAAGTGGGTAACGTTGACTAAGCACTCGATGTCGCCCCAGGCGCCGCGGACAAAATACTCTAGGTAAGGATGCTGTTTCATGGTCGGTTCTCCTGTCTGTTATGAAGTACTACATGCGTAGTGTAATCTAGAATTAAACAATTAGGCTATCTTTATTTAATATTTTTTGAGGCGCTTTACCTGCCAACTCTAAATGCTCAAGCAGGGTATGCATTGGACCGTCCTCGGCCCCTTCGTACCAGTGCATCTTGACGATCATGCCGTCGATTGCTGTGATAAACCCCCGGCAGTGGGCCAGGCGTGGCAACTTCTTGTTGAACTTGACGTGCTGTCCGACTTTCATTGTTTTTCCCTCAATGGCGTTGTCTTTAGTGGCGATACAAAAACCTTCCTGCCTATTGAATTTAAATAGACACCAACCATTACATATTGGTTAGACAAGGTACCTCCAACATGTATATTTGAAGAGACGCCCTGCGTAATATAAAAATCAATAAGCGTATCTATTAATAACTTTTTGATAGGGCCATGCCCATTTTCTAATTTAATGATTGTGGCTCGGGAAACTCCCAAGGCCTGGGCTACCTCAGCCTGAGACATGTTAATAGCACCGCGTGCCATACGGCTGTAGGCCGCCCAATTGTTCTGATGTTTAGGGGCATGTGATTTGCACGACGAGTAGCCCTGGTCGCCAGGGCCGAAGCCCTGACCGCACTGGCTGCAAAAAGTTTCTTGGAATTTCATTAGCGTGCTCCTACCTTGACGCTGAACACGGCAGCCGTCTTGCTGTACTTAGCAATCACCTCAGCGCTTACGCCGAGGTCAGCCAAAAGCTTCTTGTGGTCAATCGTAGTGCGGTTGGTTTCGATGACGGTGGCCTTGAACAAGGCACCCTCAAAGACGTTACCGGCAGAACCTGGCGCGGTAGCGCTGTCCTTCAGCGCGTATTTGATGAGGTCGGCCTTGGCC